GTTGTCGGGCTTGTTGTAGAGGTACTCATGCACGCCGGGCAGCAGATTGTACTTGGGCACGAGATAGCGCCAAGCCAGGGTGCGCTCGCAGGTGCGGATCGCCGCATCGCGGATGTAGTTAAAAATCGTAGGCTGCGGGCAGCCGGGGACGCTGGCGTTCACCCGAGGGACAAGCGTCGTGAAGTCACGGTCGGCCATTAGACCACCTCATTCGCCCGCATAGCCCCTTCTTCCGTATCGGTCACGGAGCGGGCCTGTAGCGAAGCGCCTAGCGTAGCAAGGAAGGAATCTTGGAAGAGCTTGGCCCGTCCAGAATTAACGTGCTCATCATCCACAGACTCAGCCAGATAGACCGTCCCATCGACCACAGCGGTGAAGAACGCATCCGGCAGCAGGTCAATCGTGTCGTTCAGGGCGTAATCCGGCGGGGTTTGGGCATACTCACCAACCAGTACGATGCCCGCCGTAGGGCGGGGGTAGAGGAAGAACCGATTGGCATTGCGCACATGGCGCATGAAGTTCACCGGCGTACCCGCCGGATCGCTGACCCAAGTCGGAGCCATCTGATCCAACATGTCGCGACTGACCTCAGTCACCGCGCTGCCGTCCTTTACCTGAAAGACCTCAATCAGCCGCATGGAGTCCGCGGGCAGGGACTGCAGGACCGTGTTCGCCGTGGTGGAAATGTCACCAATGAGGGCAAAAAGATCGGGGCGAAGCATCACCATCCGCTTCAGAGTCTGGTTCACAAACCCAAGCAGAAATGCGTCAGAATAACGCTGGGGCGCCCGCGTATCTTGGATCAGCGCCCGAACTTCGGTGATGATTTCCCCTGGGGTCATTCAGGCCATCCTCGTTTAGCTTCTTCGGCCAGTTCCGCCATAGTATAGACCGGCTCTTCGGGTACGTCTTTAGTTTCCAAATCAAGGGTTTTCTTGATCCGGCGCCGGGTGCGCTTCACCTTCTCCACAGCTTCGGGCTTCACAAAGCGCTCGGGGTACGCCTCTTCCTCCGTGACTTCTTCACAAAGGGGGTTCTTAGCGAGGATCGCGTCCCACTCGTAGATGAAGCCGTCTTTCTTGTTTCGCAGGTAACGCATCATGCAGTCCTTGTCTTTCCTGAAGAAGTGATAGGCCAATTCTTGCGCTTGGAGCTGGTCTTGGCAGACGCCATCTGTTTCTTTTGCGAGCTGCTCATGCGCGAAGCGACCGCCTTCGGTCGGCAAGCGGGATAGGGGCGAGAGGACTTTTCGGCGCGGGCGCGGCCGCACTGCTCCCCGGTCTTAATATCGACCCACTGTTCGCCGAACCACTTGCCCAATCCGCCTTTCTTAGCCACGTTTGCTCACCCTGTTGTCGGCGCCAGACCAAGTGCCGCCTGCCTTTTTGTACTCCTTGGAGGCCCAGGCATTGGCGTAGGCGCTGGGGTACACATCAAACTTCTGCTTGGCAAGCCGCACCTTGGAGGCCCAAAGCTTCGGGTTGTTGGGCTTAGACTTAGCCATGACCACCTACCAAGTTTTGCACGCCCAATACCGAGGCTTGGTCTTGGGGCCAGGGTTTGAGCAGTTGTGGCGTGCGCGGAAGTTCTTGCGCCGCTCAGGGTTGTCCTTCTTGATTTCCATGTTGGGGTCGCCGAAGGTCACCCGCACAACCCGTCCGTTCTCGTTCTTCACATAGACCTGAGACTTCTTGCGTCCGTAGCCCGGCTGGCCTTTGCTAATGTAGCTGGGTTTGTTCAGCGTTACGTTCTTGCCTTTGTACTCGGCCATTAGCTGGTTACCCCTTTGAAGACCGCGAAGTTAATCACGGGCGTGTCAGTCGGCGTAGCGGAGTTGTTCACGTTGTGGATAGAGATTTTGCACGAGCCTGCTGAGGTCTCGGTTACCGTCACATCGTAAGTTGTCGCCGTAAGGCCAGACCCAAAGGTCACAAGCACCACATCCGTAGCGGCGATATAGCTGTTGGTCAGCGTAAACTCTTGCGAGCTGAGACCGGAAATAGACCCGGCGACCAGCGTGATCTGCCCGGAAGGCGCGTTGAGGGTCACCCCAGTAGTGCGGCTTGTGATCTGCGTGACCGTACCGCCGTTGCCTGTTGTGAATCCAACAGAATCTGTTGCCAAGCTATCAGTGAACGTACCTGCTGCGGGGGTAGCCCCGCCGATTACAGTCCCGTCGATGGCTCCGGCGTCAATGTCTACCTTGGGAATATTCACTTCCCCAGCGCCCTTGGGCGTAATGTCGATGTCGATGTCGGTGTCAGTGCCGTCAGCCAGCAAATCGTTGGCCGTTAAGGTCAGGCCCGCAGCCGCGTCGTCCGTGAAGAACGAAGTCGAGGTGATCGACGTAATCCCGGTGAATACGCCGGAGAAAGACACCCCGGAAATGGACCCGCCGGTGATCGCTACACTGCTGGCAGATTGAGTTGCCATAGTGCCGAGGCCGAGATTAGAACGAGCATCCACTGCCGTGGAGGCGCCCGTACCGCCGTCTGCGATGGCGAGGTCCGTGATGCCGGTGACCGTACCGCCCGTGATGGCAACCTTAGCGATGCTGACCGAGCCCGTGCCGTTGGGGGCCAGGATGAGGTTGCCGTTGGTGTCGAGCGTGGTGATGGTGTTGCCGTTGAGCTGGATGTTCTCAACGGAGAAAGAAACGGTGCCGATCTTGACGGCGGTCGCCGTACCCGTGCCGCTGTAAACGGTTTTTTCGGTCGCCTCGGGGCCGCCATCTACATGCAAGAGCTGGCTGTAGGTACTCGCGATTGTCGAGCCAGTTAGGTTAGAAGCCATCTTTGTCTATCCCCAGGTTAAGCTCGAACGATTAGTCGTAGCGGAGCGTGACAACTTCGATGCCGCTGTTGAGTGGCGGAGCTTCGGAAAAGGTAAGCGTGGTCCCGCTGACGCTGTAACCATCCTTTTGTTGGTACACACCATCAATGTAGATCATGGTGTAGTTTTCGCTGGTCGGCGTAACAGAAAGGGTGAAATTCACCTGTGCTCCCGTACCAGTAAAGTTGTCCACCGTAGGCGGCCCAAATATGTCACTCACGGAGGCTGCGGTTACTCGCGCCTCAACCCGCGTGCCCACGGCAAAGCCATTCGGTGTGGTGCTTTCTGCGCCACGGGTTACGGTGAGGATGTTGCCGCTGCGGGCCGTGACTTTGACGATCTCCAGCGTGCCCTGCTGACTCACCAGCGTAGCGTAGAAGTATTGATCCGTACCGGGCGTGGGAAACACAGAGCCGTCAGCGACCACGAGGGCGGTTTCGGATGCGTTAATCGCCGTATTCAGGGTCGTTTCGGCGTTATTTGTAAGCAATACCGGCATCGTCGCACCCTCAGAGCAACAGAACGTCTTGTTCTTGGATGTTGAAATTTTCAGAGGTTACGCGCAACTCGGCACGACTATTGGCCGGGAAGGGCATCGCCGCAGTATTTTGCTGCGCCCGAACGATGGTCATGGTGTCGTCCGCGCGAGCAGTGACCTTAACAATTTCAAAATTGTTGTTGGTGTCGATAATGGTCATGAAGTAGTAGTCGTCTACTCCAAGAATAGGAAACTTGGCGCCATCCCCAGTAGAAACAACAACGGTCGTATCCCCGCTTGCTACAGCGTTGGGAATAATAGAAGCAGCGTTGTTAGCAGTTTTAAGCGCCATCATCGGCTCCTGAGAGTCGGGGGGCCAAAGCCCCCCGGAGTGTTACTCAAGGACGTAATCAAAAATAACGTCGATGTGAGTAGCGGTCGTAACATCGCTACCCGTCTTGCCTACGGTCACTGCCGTGCCTGCGTCATTAGCGACGAATGAGGCACCATCAGCAAGAACGGCTGCGCCAGTACCGCCAGCGGTCAGCACCGTGCTCTGCGTCAGGTTCGCCTGGGCAAAAGCAACGAGCTTCTGGCTGGTGGTCTGCGTGCCAAGAACATCAACAGTCGTAACTGCAGCAGCGGCACCGCCAACGGCGATGGCCTTACAATTAACCATGCGAATGCTCTTGCCAGAAACAGCGGCTACAAGCGTCGCTCCTGCATTCACTTCAGCAATCGTGAACCGCTTGCGCGTGCTCAGGACCGAATCAGTGACGTTCAGTTGCGTGATCGTCGCCGTGTCCGCCTCAAAGTTAATTGCCTTGAGGTTAGAGTGGGTAACACCTTTGTAGACAGCCATTTTAGCCTCCTAAATAGGAGGGGGCCGAAGCCCCCGCCCTTAGTTGCAGTCGGCCACAACAACCCAGACGCGAACAACAGCGGTGTCGATGTTGTTGTGGTCCAGGGTGATGTAGAGCTGGTCTGCAGAAGCGTAGAACACCGGAGCTGCTACGGTAGCGCCGTTAGCGGCCACAGAGTTCAGGTTCACGTTCGAGAGGTAGGTCGTAGCCCCCGAACCATCGCCCAAGTCCATGGTCGCCGTAGCACCTTCTGCCGTGGTCACATCCGCGCCAGCCATGAGCACCGTGGAGCCCGCAGGAAGCGGAATAACTTCCAGCGTATCGGTAGCGGCCAGAGCAGCGACGCCAGCGGCAGAGCGAGCGGCTGCGATAGCAGCGAAGTCGAGGACGACTTCCATCTTGACTACGGGCATATCCATTGCGGGATAGGCTGCAGTCCCCTTGTTGAAGCCGAGAGAATCGGTATATGCGGTCATTTCAATGCCTCCTTAACGTCAGGCGATTAGGCGAACTGGATGACGGACTGAGCCAGTGCCTCGGGCTTGACGACCTTGTAGCCATACACCTGAAGACCACGGATGATGTCACCGAAGGTGGTCTCGGAGCGGATGGTTTCCATGTTCGTCATCTGAGAGGCAAAGGTGAAGCCCATCTTGTGACCAGCGATGAGGTTGTACTTACCGCCAGTGTCCACCTTGAGGTTGTGGCTGACGTAGACCGTGAAGCGGTCGATCATACCGAGGCGACCGTTACGGACGATGGAGGTACCGTCACCCGTGAGGGAGGCGTCTTTCAGCTCGGACTTCTTGATGAGGCCAGCCAGCTTGGCCGGGATCACCACGAACCGATCCTGCTCGGGGCAGTTGGCTTCGTCGAGCACGGTGCCGAGGTCAACCATGAGGTCAACAACAGCGGTCGTGCCGCCAGCGCCATCCTTGGTCACCTGCAGCGGAGAAGCCGTGGTGCCGAGGTTGAAGGAGGCAGACTGCTCACCAGCCGTAGCGCCCTTGTTAAAGGCACCGATGTCGGGGAGGAGGTCAGTCAGCACACGCTGGTCGATCTTGATCTTCATACGCTCGGAGGCGTCCTTGGACCAAGTATCCATGAGGTTGATGTCCGACTGGACCTGATCCACATCGTCCTCAACGCAAGCGAAGTATTCGCCCTTGTCGATAACGAGCTGGATTTTCGGCTTGTCGGGGTTTTCCACGGTCAGCGCCTGACCCTTGACGTAATCACGGATCGTGATTTCGGGGGTCGTGCGGATGTTTACCGTGTCGCCGAACTGGCGAATTTCGCCCTCATAGTCGGTATTGGAGATGGCGGCGAGAACCGTTGCGTCATAGAAGTTCTCGATCATCTTGCCCGACCAGATTTCGGGGATGAAGTTGCCGCTGTAGTTAGGGCGGCCAGGAGATACCGGATAGCTCATGATTAAAATCCTCTAATCAAGCACCAACTTGGATGCGACCTTCTCGCTGTGCTGCGAAGATGTCGCGTTCGATTTTGTTCCTCTCCTGCTCACGGCCTCTATACTTTCCTGATCGAACATCGTCAAAGAACTTTTGGATGTCTTGGGGAGAGTATACCTTACCTTTGCCAGATTGCGGACTACCCGCACCGCGTGAGCGGCCAGGGGCAACCTGCTTCTCCAGCTCAGAGCTTTGAGCGGAACGCTTGGGTTGAGCAACAGTGGCTTGTCCATTACGCTCAAGCCAGGTACGGAAGAAGCTCGCGACACGGCGGGGGTCAAGATTCCGCTGTGCATCCTCCAAGTACGCTTGGCGCGTAGAGCCGGTCATGGGGTCAACTTCAAGCAACCAACTTTGGAAGTCTTGATTGTCGTTCACCTCACGCCAGTTCGGCACCATTGATCCAAGGTCGGCCCAGAACTGTTGCTCGGAGGATACAGCCTGCCGCTGCGCAAGTGATTGCACCTGCGGAACCACATTGGTCTGCATCTGCCGAACAAGACCCTCTAGCTGCGCAATGCGCTGCGCGACGGCACCGAGTTCTTCTCGGGTAACCTTACGCATCACATCAATCGAATCGCCGTAGTCCTCTACATCCTTGTCAGACAAATACTTCTGCGCCTGAGCGGGCTGTTGAGGGGCGTTCTGCTGTGCAGAAAGAGAAGCCAGTAACTGTTCCATTTGCTGTACGCGGCCCTGAAGTTCCCGGTTCTGCGAGTGCATGCGGGGTACTTCGGCGTTGTACATGCCTTGGAGCGTGCGATACTTTTGAAGGAGAGTTTCCTCCGACGCTTTGTCGTCCTCAGACTTGTGCTCCCCGGTCGAGGACGGAGCAGCATTGTCCTCCGCAAAATTCTCGTCGGCTTCGTAGCGGTCTGCCTCAGCAGCTTCAGAAGTGGTTTCCTCGGCGGACTGATCGTCGCCGGTCGCACCATCATCGTTCAACTGCTTGTACAGTTCCTGTACTGCCTCGGTCTGCTTTCGGACTTGCTCTGGAAGGGCCATGTTTTACGCTCCTGTCGGTATGCGTGATTAGACGGCGAGCTATAGCTTTGCCGCTATCTCAGGGGATTGTTGAACTAATTGGGTGATTTCACCCAGAACTTGGCAGCGTCCCTGACCGACTGCCACGTTCTCTACTGCGCTTGGGAGCCGCTTCAGCTCTCGCATCTGCCACTCCTCCAGCCACTCCAGAAGCTCCGGGTGCTGGCGAGAGACAAGGGCGAGGGTCTTAATGACCTGCGGCGGGGGCCTAATCATACGGCCCTACCGCTTGCCCGGCTCTGAACGGTGTTTGCGTCCATTCCACCTTTGGGAGAACCGTCCGGTTGCGTCGGCGCCCCACCCTCGGCGGGCTGTCCTGCAGCCGCCTGGGCAAGTGCCGCCTTGGCCTGAACGCGGTTCTTGAAGTCAGCCTTCTCCCGAGAAGGAATGATCTCATCCACCGGCATTTGCAAACCTTTAGCCACCTCGCGAAGAATCGCGGCGCGGCCATCCTTACCAAGAATCTCTGCATCAATCGGATTCGCCGTGGCGTTGAGGAACTCAACGCGGCGCACGTTCACGGTCTCCTTGACCGCTAGGTTGATAGCACCCCGTGCAAGCACTTCGGCGTCGCCCTTGATGGACTCGTCCTCGTCGTACCGCATGTTGTACACGAACTGACGCATAACCACGGGCTTCACCACATCGGAGTCGATGTGCATCACCACTTGACGAATGCCCTTGCCTGCGGCGCCCATGAGCATGGACAGACCCGAGGAAGTACGCCCGGCGCCCTGCACGTTCAAGTCCCCGTACACATAGGCAGGGATACCCGAGTGGTCGTCGGCAAGGCGGCTGAACTTCTCGTAGACCGCCATCAGCTCGCTGGCGCGGGAGTCAGGCTGGGTGAAGCGAATCGCCGGGGCGCTGGAGCCCGTGGGGTCGTTGATGGTCTGCCAGATTTTCCACGGGGCAAGCTGGGTAATATCCTCGTTCGGCGGCAGCCGCTCGACGTTGACTTCTACTTGGGGGCCAGAAGATATTCCCATATTGTTGACCAAAGCTCGCGCAGCCGCGTTACAAACGCTTTGCAAATCTTCGATAATCTTGGGAATACCTTTACCCCAAAAGGCTCCGGGGCATTTAATGAACGAAGTCTTGGCATAGGGCTTCTCTCCCAGCGGATCGTAGTTGAGCACAGCCTTGATGGCGTAGTTCCCCACTACCCAGACGTTCGCGTCGTATTCCTTGGCCGGGTCAGGCACCTCGTCTTCCGACAAGCCCCACTCGCGAAGCATGGAACCACTGACCTTGCCCCAGAACTCAAGGGCGTCGAACTCAGTCGTCGGGCGCATGTAGGAGTAATACTTCCGCTCCTCCTCGTCCTTCATCAGCTCAACGTCTTCGTTGATCCACGACTGACCGTTACCCTCTTCCAAAATCTTCCGAATGGCATCGTCGTCATAGCCCGGTACGCCAATCAGCTCTGACAGCTCGGTCCGCGACATGCGGTGATGCTCGAATATGTAACCCTCTGAAATATCAGAGATTCCAGGTTCCGGATACATACGGAAGGGGTCTACGCGCTCGTACTCAGGTGCTAACTCTTCAGTAGCGTCAACAACGGTTTCCCCCGTGATGGAGGTGGTCCAGCCAAGTTTACGCTGCCGTCTAACAACCGGCCCCTTCACAAACGCACAGGGGTAAGTTACCAAGTCCGTAATGAAGTCGTTGAACGCCTGCTCCCAGCCGCCCTGGGCGAACTGGTCCTGAATCCTAGTCTTCATCTTGTCGGCGCGGAGCTGCGCCTCGTGCATCACCCGGAAGCGGTAATCTTGGGAGACCATCTCCCGAATTTCCGCCATCTCCTCCAGGCTGGGCGCCTGCCCCGTGGCCTGGATCAGCTTAAGCACCTTCTCGGCGAACTCCGCCTGCAGCGCTTGGGCCTGGGCGGGAGACATATCGGGGATGGGGGTGGCGTGCAAGTCCCACGGGGGCGAGCCGCTGTCGAGCAAAATGTCCCGAAGCCAGGACTCAGCGGCCCTGCACTTCACCTCCGTAATCATCATGTAGACTTCGGAGCCGCCCTGGTCGTGAATTTGCTGCAGCTTGTCGGCCTCGTACTCGCCGTTCCGCTGCCGCAGGGCGCGGAGCATTTCCTGCTCGATGGGCTTCTTTGCCATCTGAGCCGCGTCCCAACACTCCCGCAGGTAGCCGGTAAGCCCGAGGATGACGGGCTGATTCTGCCGGTCCGCTAAAGCGCGGTCCGACGCCTCCTGCTCCTGGCGAGCAAGCTCATCGTTACCAACTACCCGGAGGAAGGTTAGGCCAGCCATTATTTCATCCGCTTTTCCGTGACTTCCTTGACCATCATGCTGAGAGGCATGGTGGGGCGCTCAAACTCAATTTCAAAATACCCGTAGTCCATGGGCTTATCGGCCAAGCCGCTCGTGTCCATTTTCTTATTCGTGGACATGCGGGTGTACGGTTTTCCGTTCTTGCCCTTCTTCATAGCCGCTCCGTATACAACTGACAGGAACTTTTCAGGTTCCGTATAGCATACACGAGTC